ATTCTTCAGCAGCGGCCACATAGCCCTTACCGAAGCCTGGCGCCTCAATGTTCTTCCAGTTGTTCTGCTTGCACACATACTCTTGGATCATGGGTTCAAGCCAGTCAAGCGAGTCAATGAACAGCGTCTGGAAGTCATGTTCTTGATTGATCAGCGTGTCGATGGCCGCATAGACTTCGGGCAGACTGGACGCCAGAGGGAAGGCGTTTGCGTCTACAGCGTCAGCGCCGTCTTCAGTCAGGATGCCGATGGCGTTGGGCGCCATGGCCGCGAAAGTTGTCTTACCAATTTTGCCTTGGCCAACCACAACAATTTTGGGTGAGCGTACACGTTTGGTCTTAGAGATGGAGGATAGATCGAATGCCATGTTAGTCTTTCAGTTCAATGGATGGTTTTGCGGGTTTGCTAGTGATGAACACAGCAGCCTTGTTGTAAGCCGTTGGGTCAATTTCGGAGAGTTGTCGGAGGTAAGCCAAGTTGACTTCGGCCTTCCATCTGAATGCACGCTGGGCGTTGTCAGGCAGATCGTCATAGTCGGCGGCCAATCGGTCAGTGTCAACTGTGCGGTTGAGCTTCCAAGTGATGCTGAAGTCTTCGTCATTGTGCGTGCCTTCATTGCTTTCGGGCTTGGCAAACTGCTCAGTGATTAATCCTTCAATGCGCAGGCGCTCGGCCTTGGCTTCGTTCTCGGCCAATTTAGCCTGGCGCAGCTGTTCTACCAAATTAGTAATCGTCATTTTTAAAGTCCTCAAGTGCTGTGGTTGTGATGTGGTCTACAAGGTACTGCAAGAGCAAGTGGCCAATGTCAACGTCTGTGCCTTTGACGTAGGCGTTGACCAGTTCCAGATTCTCGGATGTGCCAGGCTCATTGAGTAAGCCATAGCTGTCGCGTGAGCCTTCTTCTTCTGGCGTGTACTCCAAGAAGCAAACCAGATCGACACCTTCGACTTCGCATTCATATTCGGTAAGCCCTTTGGGGCAGGCGGGTGTGGGTTTCATGCTTCCCCCTTAATGCCGTGTGCGGCTTCGATGGCTCTTGCAAAGTCATGCAGTGTTTCATTTGATTTCCAATCTATTGCGCTGATTTCCTCATCCGTCAGCGGCTTGCGCTGTGGTGCATTGGCTTTTCCGTATGCTTCACCAAATCCGTAGCCGTTGTGATAGCCAAGCCGATACAGTCCGTTTTCTGTCACAGGCTCATCCTTCGCTTCTAGTGCGGCTTTAATGGCGGTGATGGCTTCTTCTTTGAGTCCTTGAGGACGCCATTCATCAGTCCATCCCAACGCCTCCAATGCAAGGCGTAATGCTTCGTCTTTATTCATGCTGACCACCATGCAACCAAGAGGACGGCCATGCCAACGCCGATGGCGATGGCGACAATGAGGTCAATGACTGCTTCGCCACGGGCGTTGAGCTTGGCGTTCTTGACTTCGGGGTAGTGAAAGTATTTGCTGTGTTTCATGTTGTGCTTTCTATGGGGGCCGAGGCCCCGGTTGGTTTAGATGCGTGAAGGTTGTGTGCCGACTAATTCGCCATCCATGATTTTGAACATGATGGTCTTGGCAATGTTGAGAGTCTTGCGTGCGCCTTCTGTGTTGCCGTAGCCCATTTGTTCTTGGGCATCAGACATCAAGCCAACGACTACCATGTTGCCACCATGGAATTGGTAGTTGATGGATTCTTTAACTTCGTCAATGTAGCCCTCAATATCATTGAAGCCATACATTGATTCGTTGCGGCTGATTTGTGTTGCGTTTGTCATTTCGTTTTTCCTTTAAGGCCTTTCGGCGTGATGCCAAGAACAATTTCGTTGGCATGGAAAGAATTATCTAGCATAACGCTAGATGTCGTCAAGCGTTTTGCTAGAAATATTTAAATTATTTGTGTAGGTGCTTTCCCTAATACGGATTTGTTCAAGCAATCTGCTAGACTTTGCGTCCTATGAACACACAAATACCCCCAGATGAGCGCCGACAACTGGCAGAAAAAGTTGGCATAAACGAGCAATATCTTTACCAGTGCCTTACTGGCCGGCGTGAGATGTCAGCATGGGAGGCCGTCAGAGTGGAGCAGCAAAGCGATGGGCGGCTCACTCGCAAGATGGTGTGCCAGGGCAGCTGGCAGTCTATTTGGCCAGAGTTGGTGGAGGCAACGTGAATGAGTTGGCTCTTTTCGCGGGCGCTGGTGGAGGAATACTCGGAGGCCATTTGCTCGGATGGCGAACAGTCTGTGCCGTTGAGTGGGAATCTTATCCCGCAAGCGTATTGTGTGCCCGACAAAATGACGGCTTTCTCCCACCTTTCCCAATTTGGGATGACGTTCAAACCTTTGACGGAAAGCCATGGCGAGGCATTGTTGATGTCGTATCTGGCGGCTTTCCATGCCAAGACATCTCATCCGCGGGGGGGGGGGCAGGCCTTGATGGAGAACGCAGCGGTATGTGGCGAGAAATGGCACGCATCATTGGGGAAATACAACCTAGATACGTCTTCGTGGAAAACTCACCAATGCTCACTTCTAGGGGACTTGGAAGAGTTCTCGGAGACTTGGCCACGTTGGGGTTTGATGCGAAATGGGGAGTTTTGGGAGGTCAAGAATTTGGCGCATCACATTCAAGGGACAGAATTTGGATTGTCGCATCCAACCCCATTAAAAACGGATCACTTCAAATTTCTCAGATTTCGCAAGGAGTCAGTATTGAAAAGCACGTTTGGGATGCACAGGAATTCAATCGCATATTGGATGACTGCCAACCATGGGAAGATTCCAAGCGCGGAATGGATTTATTGGGTGATGGGGTGGCCGAATGGGTGGGCCAATCTGAATGCCTTGGAAACGGGCAAATTCCAATCGTGGCGGCAACGGCATGGCGAATCCTTAGTGGTGACAAAAAAGAAAGAATTTAATGACTAACCTAACAACAATTTTCCCCAACGGTTTTGCGGCTGCCACAGAGAGCCAAGACCTAATAAATCCAGAGGAATCGTTTCGCCGGCATTGTGAGGCAGCTGGCCTCTTGATCAAAGACCAGATCATTGCTGATGGTGAGATTCACCGTGTGGCGCATGTGTCAAGCAAGAAGGGTGCGCTTGACGGTTGGTTCATCTTGCACACCAGTGGCAAAGTGCCAGTTGGCATTGCCGGCTGTTGGAAAGAGCCTGTGTTTGAAGCCAAGTGGATTGCAGACACTGGCCGTGCCATGTCATTTACTGAACGCTTTGAGCATGACAAGTGGGTGGCAGAGGTCAAGGCTAAGAAGGATGCAGACAGGCTGGCCAGTCAGGCGGTGGCAGCAGAGCGTGCAGAGGATGAGGTGGGAACCTATGCCGATGCAAGCAATGACCATCCCTACCTTGTGCGCAAGCATGTTGGCGCCAACGGGATCAAGATTGACCGTGCTGGGCGCTTGGTTGTGCCGGTGATCAATCAGGCAGGCGAGATATTGTCGTACCAAACCATTGATGCAGATGGCAACAAGCGGTTTTTAAAAGGCGGCAAAATCGAGGGCGGGTTCTATGAGTTGCGCGGTAACCGCAAGATCGTGTTCATTGGTGAGGGCTTTGCCACATGTGCATCGATCCATGAGGCTACTGGCTACACCGTGCTGGTGGCATTTGACTGCGGCAACTTAGCCAAGGTGGCCAAGAGCGCCAAAGAGATGTTCCCAGGCTCCAAGATCGTTATCGGCGCAGACAATGACCAGTTTACCGAAGGCAACCCTGGCGTAACTAAGGGCCGTGCAGCTGCGGCGCTGGTGTTTGGGGAGATTGTTTACCCATCGTTTTCAGACTCAGACATGGTGGACAACAAACCTACAGACTTCAACGACTTGCACTGCCTGCAAGGCTTGGATGCCGTCAAAGAGCAGATTGAGCGCGTGGCAGGGCCAATGAAAGACAAACTGGCGTTTGAGTTCAGTCGGGCAGACAGTTTGCAGCTGACCCAGATCAAGTGGATCGTGGATGACTACATCGAGGCAGACTCGCTGGCGCAAGTGTTTGGTGACCCAGGCGGTGGTAAGTCCTTTGTGTCCATCGACATTGCCTGCTGTGTGGCCACAGGCCGTGCCTGGCATGGCCATGAGGTTAAGCAAGGCAGCGTGTTCTACATTGCTGGCGAAGGCCACAATGGCTTGGCACGGCGGTTCAAGGCATGGCAGATTGGTAATGGCCAGACCTTAGACGGTGCGCCACTGTACAAAAGCCACCGTGCGGCGCAGTTGTATGACGCCACAGAGGCTGCGGTGGTGGCCGAGTCAATCAAAGAGCTGTCTGCGCAGGCCGGCACGGTTCCGTC